CTCTGTCTGTATTAAAATATATATAACATAAATTAATTAATGTATATAAAAAAAAAGCAAACAAACCAAATAAAACAAGACATACAATAGTATCCATGAACATAATAGTATTTAAATATTAAATCTTTATTACAGTTAAAGATAATATTTATTATGTAATATGAATATTACCCAAATAGTATAAATATTTATAAGATATGTTATAATTTAAATATTTTGATTATAGTTTATTAAATGGAAACTCCCACAATAAATTCGATTGAAAGCGTTTGCTTAGATGATAAAATTAATTCTATTTTACTTAGATTAAATAAATCTGGAGAGAATTATCCCAATGTGTCAAAATTATGGAAACACTATGTTAAACTACGATTAGAACTTCTAGAAAATTCTCTCCACGAAGCAGAAAATTTCTTATTTGAATATAGTAATTTAGTTGATAAAGATATTCCATTATCATCATTGGCATTATTATATGCTTTACAGTTTAATAACAATAATTAATAATAATGATATAAACATTAATTATTGTTATAATACAGCAATGTTTTTGAGCACTAAACATACAGATTTTAATAAAAATAACGTTTTAATAAATGAGAAAGTAAATAATAATGTGATAGAAAATTCTTACTTTTATAGGATTTATTATGGAGATAATGAGTTTACTTCTAATGGTCTGGTAGTTTATTACAAAATAAACTATGAAAAAATTGAAAGATACTTCAGTAAAAGCAAAATATTATTTAAAGAAGTAGCAAATTTTAATTTTATTAATTCTTTAATAAAAATAGAAGAAAGTTTGTTAGATTTGTTAAACATTAAAAATAAAAAAAAATCATATTTAATAAGAGAACAAATTTTAAATGGATATTTAAAGGTTATTAATAATAATGTTACATTAAGTAATAGTCCCGTGTATGTTCTTTTAAAAATCTCGGGATTTTGGGAAACGACCGATAGTTATGGTATTACGTTCAGGTGTAATATAGTGAAAGAATCATCCATCAGTAATTTTACTATTTGTAATAATACTCATATTGACTATCATGACACCCAATAAATAAGTAAATAAAAATAGGGTAAGTATTAAAATCAAATCGCCACAATTTTCTAACATATCATCTAAAGCTATGGTTACGCTATCTGAATTTGAAGACAGAAAGAATATAAATAAAATTAAAACATTGGTTGTATTTAAATAAAAACCAAGATCTCCAACCATTTCTTTACTAAATGTTTCTGAATGTTTAAATGTAATCGTAATTAAATACACGGTTGAAAAAAATAGAATTATATAGAAAAATAAATAGATTAGTTTAAACCCTGAGAAATCACTGACGCCTTCACCACTTACAAAATTTCTCATTAAATTCCACGCCATCAAAATTGCGAATATAATGTAAGCGTGGTTAAATTTACGTATAGCCATGGCGAATACAGCTCCAACACCCATTCCCCAATTCATAATATCATTAACATAAGACATATATTATTAATTAATATTTTATTTGTTTTTGTGATATTTTAAAATATTAATAACTAAAATAAACCAAATAATTTATATTTCTTTGTTTTATTTTCTGTAATTTTTTGATTACTTACATTATTGAAAATTTTCTTGTGGCGTTCTGGGTAAAATTCTTTCATATATTCATGCATATTTTTTGTTCCCATGCTTTTATTACAACCACTACAAATTGGTCGTAAATTTTCACTGCTTAAATCACCCCCGCTATTTTCGGATTTAATATGACCACATTCCCAAGAACCTAAAGCATTTAGTTCTTTTAATGAGCAACAATAGCACATGGCATCCATTTTATTTCCATTAAACTTTTTCCAAACTTCATTTCTTTTATTTTTTGGTATTTTTTTCTTTCTATATTTTTTAGATTTACTTAATATTTCACCTGTTAACTGTTTAACAATATCTCTAACCCAATCATAACAATATTCTTCATTTAAATAATTATACATTCCAATATACATATTTTTTGATTTACATATAGCTAAAAATTCTGGCCATTTTTTTATTCTTCGTATTTGTTTTGAATAACCTTCTACTGTCCATGAAGACATTTCGTCATTTTTATTTAATATTATTTTTTTTAAATCTTCTTCATCCATGTCCCATTTTAAAGTTGTTGTTATTTTTGAGTGTAAATATGCTATTCCCTCTTGAAACTGATTTTTATTTAATTTAGGTCTTATATTGCGCTTTTTCAAAGTCCAACAATTGGGATATGTATTAAAAAAATATTTTGCCACATTTTCAACTACATCTTTATTGGCATCTTCTGGAAATTCAGGTAATTCTGTATTTTTATTAATCAAATTATAATTTTCTTTCAAATCATTTCGTGTTTTAACAATGACTAATTCTATTTTAACAAAAAAATCTTTATATTTGTGTTGCTTAAATAAAATCTCCATTGCCTTAAACCGATGTTGGCCATCTACTAAATAATTTTTATTATCTTCTTCACAGCAATGTATGTTAATCGTTCCTAGAAAATTGAAATGATTATAGCCCTTTTTATAATACATTTCTTGGTAATTAATTATTTCATTTACTTTATCATTATCTCTTATTCTTTGTTCATTTGGTACTAATATTTTTTCTGTAAGTAAATTGCTTATTTTTATTTTTGTAATTATTTTATTGTTATCTTCTATTATACCTTTAAACAGTTCTGTTTTTTTATTTATCATGGTTATATATATTTTTTTTATACCTTTAAATATTTTATGTTAAAGGTTATCATAAATCCAATCAAGGTCTATATCTTTCCAGGCTATGTTTTTGATAGGTATAAATCTTGGTTTTTTCATTTTATCTGTTTTATAAAATACATAGGGTCCCCATTTACCCTGTCTTATAGAAGCTGATTCATTTAATGTTTTCAATACATTTTTTGATGCTGAATTATTTTTAATTATCGCTTTAACGTCTTCCAATGTTATTTTACTTTCATGTTTATTAATTTTCTTTAAAGAAATATTTTTGCTATCATACGATACATACAATCCAAATTTACCTTTCTTCAAAATAACATCTTTACCATCTATCTTGCCTAAATTATTATTTTTAATATTTTCTACATATACAATTTCTTTCAGTGTGTATTCACCATTTTTTAGCTTTTCTATATCAATGTTTTGTTTTACCTTTTTAAATGTTGTTTTACCGTCTATCTCACATTTTATAACAGGTCCAAATTTACCTATAATCCATTCATGATTTTCATCTATCTTAATTCCTTTTTTCGCTCTTTTTTTATTATTTGAAACATCTGTTGTTTGTTTGCGGTCAATATTTGTTATAGACGATGATAATTGCTTCTTACAATCGTCACATATTTTATTTAATCTCATTTCACCTTTACTTATCTTATCTAAATCACCCTCCATATTTTTTGTATATTCATAATTGAATAAATTATCAAAATGTTTCATTAGAAATTCAATAACGATGATACCAACTGAACTAATAACAAGTTTATTTTTTTCATCACCGAAAGATTTTTTTATTTTTTTTGTTGTTATTTCTTTTTTCTTTAAAATGAAATTTTCACAGTCTTTTTTAATACCTTTTATGTCTTTCTTTTCAACATATCCTCTTTCTATAATTTTAGAGACGAGAGATGAAAATGTGGATGGCCTACCTATACCCTTTTTCTCTAATAATTGTACTATTCTTGCTTCGGAATAATGTGTCTTTAATTTTTTTATAGCAACATCACTTGTAATTTCATTATAAGTTACCTTTTTATCTTCGTCATTTATTGAGTACAAATATTCATATATAGTATCATCTTTTTCATTGCCTTTCACTATTTCCCATCCTTGAAATATATTTTTTTGTGATATATTTTTGTAAAAATAATCATCTGGTGCGGTTATTTTACTTTCAATGACATCATACATGGATGGTGACATACAACTTTCTACCGAGTTTTCCCATATTAACTTATACAGTTTTTGTTCATATTTTCCTATTTTTGGATGATTTATTTCTTTATATTCCAATTTTGTTGGTCTAATTGCTTCATGTGCTTCCTGTGCTAAATCATTTTTTTTACTTTCTTTTGTTTCTTTTTCAGTTTCCTCTTTACTATCATCTTCACTTGTTTGTAGTGTTATTTTTTCAATGTTTTTCCCTACATATTTCTTATTCCAGTGGGATGAAATTAGTTCAACTGCTGTTTCAATAAAGTCTTTTGAATATTTTGGATTATCTGTTCTCATATATGTAATAAAACCATTCTCATATAATGTTTGTGCTAATTTCATTGTATTTTTTGGCGAAAAGTTTAAACTATTACTTGCTTTTTGCTGTAAAGTTGATGTTGTGAAAGGTTTTGGCGGACTTTTTTTAAGACGTTTTTTCCCAGTAATATTCAAAATATGTTTAAATTCTTTACTTTTTTCTAGAAAATCTATAACATTTTCTTTGTTTTTAAAGTGTTTTGATAATTTGTATAAAATATTATGTCGTATAAAAGAACCAGTCGTTTCATATATTTCTTCGCCTTTTGCTTTTTTACACATTTGATCATTTTCATATACTAAATTTAAAGCTGGTGTTTGACATCTTCCAGCTGAAAGTCCTTTTTTTGAATTGCGTGATATGTGTTTCCATAATACGGGACTTGTTGTAAAACCAACAATTAAATCAAGAATTTGCCTTGTTTGTTGAGCATTTACTTTATCCATATCAATTCTAGTTGGATTATTAACAGCTTTTAATATTGCCTTTTTTGTTATTTCATGGAAAATAATACGTTTTGTTGTTTTAACCGGTAGATTAAATACTTTACAGATATGCCATGCTATTGCTTCTCCTTCTCTATCATCGTCTGTGGCTAATATAACTTCTGTTGCTTTCTTTATAGCCGCACGTAATATTTTGACATATTTTTGTTTATTTTGAGAAATTTTATATAAAACTTTATAGTTCGCATCTATGCTTTTTAATCCATTTGCGAATTCGCGAATATGCCCATAACTAGCTAGACACTTATAATTATTTCCCAGGAATCCTTCTATTTTTTTACATTTAGCGGGAGACTCAACTATAATAAGTATCATTTAATATAAATAATAATGTATTTTTAAATATATTATTATTATCAATTTACTCTAGTACAGGTTGAGCTATTACTATATTTTCTTTACTAGGTCTTTTGGAAGCATATAAATATGGTGTCAGTTCACACCTATTGTTTTTTCTACTGAAAATAAGTTGTTTCTTTATTTCTAGTTTCCGTTTGTATAATTTTCTGAAATAATGTGTTTCGCAGCATATAATACCTGATAAAATGATGATTACAATTATGAAAATGGTATCTCTAAGAGATAAATTTTCTAAATTTTCTAAATTTTCCTTAATTTCATGTAAAACTGAATTAGATGACTCGGTATCATTTGTTTTTTGATGTGATATATCTTTATTTTCAATTTGACGAACATTATTATTTTGAATACCCGGTTTATCGTTTGACTCATGTATTTCTGTTTTATTTAAACATCGTGTCTTATTCTGCCATCGTGTCTTATTCTGCCATCGTGTCTTATTCTGCCATCGTGTCTTATTCTGCCATCGTGTCTTATTCTGCCATCGTGTC